ACTGATTTTTTATTCTTGGGGATTTGTTGTAGGTTAGGATTGCTGCTGGATAATCTGCCTGTAACAGTACCAGTATTGTTGAAGGATGCTCTTATTCTACCATCAAAACAAATATGATTTGGCAATGTATTAAGAAAACCATTTAACAGTTTCTCAACTGCACGATATTCTCTGAGTAAATCTATAAAAGGATGTTGTCCTGAAAGAGACAATAAAGATTCTTTATTTACACTTTTATTATCAGCTTCAGTTTTGAGAGTTAAAGTTAATCCAAATTTTTCAATTATTTTAATTAACTGTGGACTACTATTAAAATTGACAGGAGAAAGATACTCAGGGGAACCAAAAAAATTATACTGAATAATGTGTTTTAGTTTAAGCAAATTCAACATCTTGATTTCATAATCAATTTTTAACTTGGACATCTTATATCGCAAATCTTGGATTTTGCTAAGATCAAGAATAATCCCATTGGATTCTATTTCAACAAGTACAAAAAGAAAGGGCATCTCTATTTTGAAAAAAAGGTCTAATAGATTCTGTTGTTTTAATTTAGAGCCTAAGATTTCGTGCAACTGCCAAGTCCAAATAGCATCATTTATAGCATAATTATAAAATTGTTCTGATGAAGGTGGATATTTGTTTATGTCCTTCCATTTAATAATCTCACAACTTTTAGCTATTCCATATATCAAAACCAAATCCTTTAGACCTTTAGGGCCATTTTCATTTATCAAGTGAGCAGCAGTCATTGTATCAAATACCTGCTTTGTAACCTCTGATGAATGAATAATGTCAAATCGTTGTAAAACCTTCAAATCATAAGGTAAGTTATGTCCTATAAGTTTTGATAAAGACTTAAACACTGTTTTCAAATAAATTCTCACAGGTTCAAATTCTAACTGAGTTACATCAAAATAACAGGCCTCCTCTCCATTGCAAAAAGAAATCCCCTGTAGTTTCATTCTATCCCAATTAAGACCTTCTTCAAGTTCTGTGTCAAAAGCGACTTTTGAGAATGTTCCCTGTGCTTGGAGTTGTTCAACCCACTGCTGAAAGTCTGATAAAGTTGTAAAGAATTTCTGGTTCACTGCCAAATCCTAACAATTTTTAAGTTCTGTAAAGAATCTTCACCAAAACGATTGGGGGGAAGAAGCCAGGGATTTTCAAGACGATGCCGTAACTGATTGGTATCTTTTTTGAGTTTATCAAATATTTCCATTGCTTCTGGGAATCGAACTTTAAGTTGGTGAACTATATGTCTTACTTGACGTTCTGATAGTCCCATAAGCACTGAGGTTTCATATTGGTTAAAACCATATTCCAAAGGATTCATCAGCTTTAGAACTTCACGTTGTCGTGATGTTAAATGTTGTATTGATAATTTTAATGCTTTCATAATCAAAGTATAATCCCTAAACAAAAAAGTGCAAATTAAAAATTTTAATTTTGTAAAATCGTGTTATAGGACTCTTAGATGGACAGTTTCTGTTTTATATATAGAGGGGGGGGGATAATAGGGGGGGACATATACTGGTTAATATGTTTACACAGACAGATACACAGAGATAGTTATACAGGGTATAGCTTATACAGTATATATATTTCCTGTGTATATAGTCGTGAGAGTATCTTGATTCTATGATTATTAGTTATCATAATTAAAAATTTTAATTTTGTAAAATCGTGTTATAGGACTCTTAGATGGCCGGTTTTTGACATATATATAGAGGGAGTATATTTTTTTTGTGTTTGAAATAATGGAACAGATACCTTTAACTAATGTTCTTGATGAATTATATGACCCTGATTGGTCTCCTGAAAGAAAAAGGGAAGTACGCAGGGCTTATAGACAATTTTTTAAAAAATTAACCAAATCTGTCCGGAAAGAATTAAACGCTTATATAAATGACGATTACTATGGTCGAGAAGAAAGAAATTAAGTTTTCCACGGAATTTGCTTCAATCGCTGAGAAATTATCGGCCAGTGGTGCTTCTGAGAAAGATATTTCTTATATTCTCGGAACAAGCGTTAGAGGTTTCAGAAAGTGGAAGAAAGAACATCCAGAGTTCAAAAGAGCTTTACGACGTGGTAAAGAACTTACACAGGCTTATTTAATCGCCCAGGGGATAAAAGCTGCTGCTGGATATGACTATGAGGAAACTACCACAAAGATTCGACTAAGAAAAAATGAGAATGGAGAGGTTGTAGAATTCCCAGAAGTTACCAAATATAAGAAACATCAATCAACAGATGGCAAGTTATTGATGTTCTTAGTGTCAGCCTTAGATAGACAACTTGGAAAAAATGACTGGATACAACAACATAAACTTGAAATAGATGAAAAGAAAAATGTTAATGTTCAGATTTCTGGTGAGATTATCAGTAAACAGATTGATGAGCTTGCTGGAAGATTGGGTAGAAAATTGATTCCAAGTGAAGTAGTAGAAAGTAAACTACTCAATGGTTAATATTAAATTTGAAACTCCTGATGATTTTTTTCAGTTGATTCCAACAGAGCCAGTAGAAAATATAGAATTTCGTAAAGAACTTCATACACTGCTCTGCAAAGATGAAAAGTGGAAAAAAGTTTATTTGGAAATGTGTTGGGTTAAACCACAAATAATGTTTAACTCTGCATTTTTTACATATAATCCTCGTAAACCTGTTGGACTTAGGAATGTACCTTTTATTTTAAGGCCACAACAAATTGAAGGAATCACTTGTCTAAAAAATGCTATAGATAACGGACACAACATAGTGCTGAATAAAAACCGTGATGAAGGAGCAACCGAGATTATATGTAAGTTATTTATGATTTATTGGTTGTTGTGTCCTGATTCGAGTTTTTTAATTGGTTCTCGTAAAGAGGAGTTTGTTGATAAATCCACTGAGTTAATAAATGGTCGAATAGTTGGAACTCATAAATGTTTATTTCACAAATTGCTTTATGCACTATATTCACTGCCAGAATATTTAAGACCAGCATTTTCCAAAACACATTTACAACTTATAAATCTGGAAAACAATTCTGGTATAAATGGTGAATCAACAAATGAGAGTTTTGGAGCAGGGGATAGAGCAACGGCTGTGTTGGTTGATGAATTGGCTCGAATTGAACCAACAATAGCACAGTCAATTATAGAAAATATCAATGATGTTTCTGATTGTTGTATTTATAATTCAACACATTTTAAGTGGGGTTCCGCACATCCATTTAATAAATTATTGATTGAAGGGAAAACGAAAGTATTTACACTTGGTTGGGAATGGAATCCATTAAAAAATAAAGGAATTTATAAAAGTAATAAAAAGGGTGAGATAAATATAATAGATATTAACTATTATCATCAAAATTATCCAGGAGTTTTTGACCAAGTTAGTAAAGAAGATTCAATAAAAATAATTGATATTGATTGGAAAGATTATAAACCTTATGATTTTATTGCCGATGGTGGTGATAATAATTTTAATAGTTCAAGAAGTATTTGGTTTGATAAAGAGGAAAAAAGACGTAATAAAAGAGATTTGTGCCAGAATATTTTGAGAATACCATCTGGTTCAAGTGATATGGTTTTTGATTTTGCTTTAATAGCAAGAATAAAAAATGCGGATAAATCAGAACCAACTAATATTCTTGATGTAAAATATGATGTGGTTGATACAAAAGTAACTAATGTTCAAATAAAACCATCGGCCAGTGTAAATGCAGTGAAGTGGTGGGGGGATTTAATTAAGGGTCGTCCCAAACAGGAACATAATTATATTGTATCCTGTGATATTGCACGTGGAACAGGAGCAAGCAATTCTGTTGCTGCAATAACTGATGTTAATATGTGTGAATTAGTTGGATTATATGTTAATCCAAATATTGATGTGGCTGATTTTGCAGAACAAGTTTATGCTTTATGTAAATGGGTTGGTGGTGGAACTAAAGAGTCATATTTAATTTGGGAAGCTAATGGGCCTGGGGAGACATTTGGAAAGCGTATCATAAAACTGGGATATAAGTTTATTTATTATGATACTAATGAGAAATTAAGACACCCAAAGAAGTCTAAGAAACCTGGATGGTATTCTTCAAAGGGAATGAATGGCACAAAGATAAACTTGTTGAATGAATTATCTGGTGCATTGTTAGAGAGATTTAGACCAGGTAGTAAGTTTACTTCAATAAAAGTACACGATGAACAATTTATAAATGAGTTGGAATCATATGTATTTTTTGAAGGTAATATTGATGTTGGTTTAGCTGCGGCACAGTTGGAAACTTCGGGAGCTAAATATGCTCACGGAGATAGAGTAATTGCTGTGGGTCTGGCAGTATTAGCAATGAAACATCAACCAAAAGCAGTTATTAAAATTCAACAAAATTATCAACCGGGTACTTATGGTTATAGATTAGAAAAAGCTAAAGAATTGGCAGAATTAGAAAAAAAGAGTAAACAATATTTATATTGAGTGAATGATGAATTTTGTCAAAAGATTACAAAGAGCTACTATTGCGTGGAATAAAATGATAGAAGCACCGTTGGCACATAGGGATAAGATGCTAAAATATTGGGCTTCTGGTTATTTTGACAAAACAAATAATTCTGAACAACATATTCTTCGGCTTGTTGACAGGGGGATGGGAATTATTGTCCCCTATCTCACA